CTAAAGCAGATTCAGGAGCAAGTAATTAGTGACACAAATATGTCAAAGGTAAACGATGCGCTTGATAAAGTGTCCGGCCTACCAATGCATACAGTTCACACCGTCAAGGGCCCGGATGATCTCGCAAGTAAAGCAAGATACTTGGTCCGCAAGCACGGCGTTAAGTTTATTGTCATTGATTATCTGCAGTTAATACCTTGGTCATCCAAAGCTAACAGCAAGTCCGAGGGCATCGCTGACATCTCTCACAAGATAAAGCAGATAGCGCTTGAACTAAATGTGGGTATACTTCTTTTGTCTCAGGTCAACCGGGAGGGTGCCAAGCGGGAGACCGGGCTTAGCTTGTATGATCTCAAGGACAGTGGTGACATCGAGAATGATGCTGACATTGTCCTATTGTTGTGGCCCAAAAATGGTGACGTTGAAGGTGCGAAAGATGTTGACGGCAGCGGTCCTTTCACTAACCTTCAGTACAACATAGCAAAGAACCGAGAAGGTGAACGCGGGATCGGTGGGTACTTAAAGTTTTACCATTGCTACGGACGATTCGTATGACAGAAGTAGAGATAGCAGGAGTAATAAAGAAAAGATTTCCGGCCCTTAGTAGGATGCTCAAGGCTGAGTACCAACACAGCAGATATGACTACGAGAACAAGGAGTATATCTTTGAGTTCAAGAGTAGAAAAAAAGCGTATGATCCCTGGATAATTGAGAAGGAAAAACTTGACAGTAATCTAGAGATTGCTCATCGTAAGAATAAAGACTTTATCTATGTTACTGAATACAAGGGCACACTGTATATTTGGAACATCTCGAAGCTCGTTCGTGATGGATATGACTTTAACTTTGAAGAGCGTATCGCCCCAAGTAATACTGAATTTGATGCCGAGGATCAGTATATGAAAATAAAAATCGTTGGCTACTTATATGAAATTTTTTGTTCAACCATTATCTATCGGGGTAATCTGTTCGAGTAATCTTCAGAGGGTTTGATGTTTTACAACCTATATAAATCCCCGCTGTTGTAGCAAACACTAACCCCATCTCTTTCTCTTGCAGGGATGGGGTTTCTATTTATGAGAAATATTAACTTACCAAAATCTAGGGTCTACGTACGCAAGGATGCGTGGGGCGGATCCGATAAGGAATATCAGGAGGCTTGGCTCGTGTCAGTCCGCGCGCTCCGGGGCCGGCCGTACTGCTTCCAGGTATGGGTTGATGAGTTCTGTGCTTGCTACGATAAGGTTAAACCTGACTGCTTGTACTGGAAGTTACCTCACCCGGATCACGAGAAGCTTGACCTAACCGAGGTGCAGATGTGGGAATGTCTGTCAGGTAGTATAGAATTATTTCACAAGGCACAGCTTGCCGATGTACCTATGTTAGTATACCTGGGTGAAGGCGAGTTTGCGGAGGGTAACTATTGGTTCTCAATTGACTGCTTGCCTGAGCGTCAGTCAATGGGATATATAGACGTAGGCGATACTGAGCTACTGGACGAACACAAAGAATCAAATGTCGTGCGCTTAAAGTCAGGTCAAATTGCCATTTATCCTAACAATCGGCTCAAGTGGATCCCGGAATCATTAGCTACACCTGAAGCAATTAAGACACCACCACCGTGGAAGGTTGCATCAAATAGTGTATGGGATCAGGAGTGGTTAGAACAACCCTACGAATTGTTCGGCGATTCGGATTGGAGCTATTAGAAGTTCAATAACTCAACCGGGAACTCTCCCTCAAGAGACTTCTTGTATCTCTTTCTAGCTTGGCTCTCTTTGCCCGGCCCGTATCTGTAGTAAACTAAATCAGTAAACGGACCGTACCTAATTAATGTCTCAGGCTTACCCTTTGATTCATCATCGTAGAATGCTTGCAGTTGTCCTATCACATCAAGCGGAACCTGGAATGATACGGGTGCAAAATAATTCATTACCATTGCCTTCGGATCGCGCTTGAATTCGTAGGCACTGTACTTACTGATACCAAAGACCCTTATCAAACTGTTTGTAATGTAGTCACTTGGATACTTATCCCTACCCGCAACCAAGTCTTTCAGGGCATCTATTGGTACACCTATCATAACGAAGTACACCAATAGGAGTCCAAAATCCTTTACCGCCTTTGCTCTTTCTGCAGGCGTTGCCTGAGGGTTGGCCATTACGCTAAAGTATCTTTGGAACACAAAGTTAGCCTGCTTGATAATGAAAGTCTTCATCACATACAGCGTACGTGCGGCCGGTGATTTCTTTACAATAGCGGGCATCTCAAGATCGGATATAGGTTGCGTCTCAGCAAGCTTTGTAAATAAGAATGCGCGTACCTCAGGTGATCTAGGAGTATTGTTTCTCAGGTCATAGATAATCTTATCCCTGAATGACGGCATCCGGAAATCAATCTCAGCTACTAGCTTCTTGTATTCAGAACTGTTCTTTGCTTTGAGTGCGGCGCGTCGGTATCTATTGTAGTTAGCAGTCAAGGTTGACTCCTTGATGAACTGATCCATACGCCTGAAGCCCGTAAGCTCAAGTCCTTTGGCTACAAGCTTCTGCAATCCCTTTGCATCCGGATTATATTCCGCGGAGAACTGTCTCTTATCAACCCCGATTTCATCTAGTGTCATTGTCTTTCGACCCAGCATTGCCGCTATGGTAGGACGTATACCATTGTCAAGTGTAGCGAAGGCTAACTCATAAGCATTAGATAGTGTACTTGTTGGCTCAATCATCAAGGCACCATACATCGCTGAGTTCAAGTAACCGAATGGGTCAACGGTTGGGTTTGAACTAGGTGTGATAAATGTATTGGCTATATAAGGAACCTCAAAGAACAAGCGAGTCTGGTCTACATTCGGATCCTGAGCTAACTCCATTATGACTTGTCCTAACCTACCAATTTCTTTCTTGTTAGCTAGCGCCTGCTCTAGTCCAGTTTGACTTAAGTTAGTTCCGCTTATGTTTCCTAATAACTTAGTGTTCTCAATTGCTTTGTAACTGCTGTCAACGTAGCGGACAAATGATTCTGCTGGAGTATAGTAATACTTCATTGCATCCTCATCAATGAAGGATACCTTGCGCTGCTCAGCGCTTGATAGTTTTGGCTTTAGTTTTTTGTAGCGATCACTCTTGATGTAGTCCCCGTAGATAACTCCGGCCAATGGAGTATTGATGTCAATTGACGCCTTGTTATCTTCGTTCCGTTTAGCATTTACTTCTGATAAATAAGTCTTGAAGTCATTGCGTATATCATTGCCCAGGTAAGCTAGGTAAGATGTCATATCTTTGATTACACGCGGGAAGTATTCAAACAGGAATCCTTCTTCCATCCCTACACCCTTACGCTCCTCGTATATTCTATTGAATAGTGGGCGCACAATTAAGTTAAATTCATTATACAGATCATACTTCTCCATCAATCTATTACGCTCACGTATGATTGACTGAGATTCAGTAGTCCCTGCTTCTTCTTGAGTCGGACTGAACGCTAAGTATCGGTATAACTTTTCCTTGTCTTGAGTATTCTTAATGCCCTCTAGCTTTGAGAAGAATGGTTGAGCTAATTGTTTGGCATCCAAAGTTTTACTTGCTATGGCCTGTTGCCATACCTGGAATACCTCGTACAGCTTAGGACTAATATCCTGAAGTATGCGTGATGGAGTATAGAAGAAATCCTTAAGCGCCATCTTGCCAAATATCTTTTCTCTTTCTCTAACTATCTTTTCGGGATCTACTTCTGTTGGATCAGCTATATTATCTGCTGTTAAAGTTCCTTGCCCCTGTTGCTCTACAACTTTTTGGTTAGCTATATTTACCTGCTTCTGATAAGGCAAGCGTGCCGACGGATCCGCAGCTGCCACTAGGTCCGCTGTGTTCTTAATGATTTGAGCTACCTCATCGTTGGTCTGCAGATCTCCCTTCAGTGCTCGTGTGACAAATGAATGAATCGCCCTGAGCAAGGACTTAACTTTCTCAAAGGCCGGACCTTGTAGCATTGTGCTTTCAGTGGTCTCACCGTACAGCATTTGCTGCACAACAAACCGCGTATATTCAGCACCCGCATCAGTTAAGCTCAACTCCTTGCCATACACCTGACTGATACGCTCTCTCTGTTGTGTTGTCAGTGCGTTGCCTATGGAGTTCATAGTTTCTACGAACGCTTGACGTGGAGTCAGGTCTTTAGCTTTACGCAATATAACCTGGTGCATAGCTGCGTGGATTACCTCTTCACGCATTGCGGCCATAGCGTTTCGTGTACCACGGCCAGCAAGTAGTTCCGGGACGTACTCTATCCGTTGGTCCTCGTAATTGTATTGAGCATCACGATTTTCTGGTAAACTTTCAGCTTCTACAATTTCAATATTTAATTTATTAGCTAGCTTCTTGATCTGCATCATAGGCTTACCTATGACATTCAAGGTTTCGGGTGTTAGCTTTGCCGTGGTGCTTGCTCCCACAAACCGTTCATACGGTTGAGAAATGCGAGTTCCTTCAAGTTGACGCATCAATGCCGCGTCACTACTGGGAATGTATTCCTTCCCAAGCATCTTTGCTTGAGCTCTTTCAAACTCTCGAATCCTGTCAAATGTTTGAGCCTCACTCCTGGTGGGCTGTTTCGCAGCTACAGCGAATGGTTGCCTCGTGGAATACATTGACCTCAACCTATCTTCCTTGCCGATCAATCGTTTCTGTAAGGCTTTGTCTTTTTTATTTGATTCAAGTTCTAGTAAGTCAACTATGTTTACGACATCAGAGAACCCACCAATCCCCCTACCTTTCATCACCTTGGGGTAACTTAAGTGAGTTGGTACTCCGAGTTCCGATGCGTCTATAGGAGCCTTGCCTTGTCCTTTCTCAAACTGAACAGCCGCAACCACATCCCCGTACTTGAGATCCTTGAGTTGTGGATCCACCATTAGATCTAGGATTTGAGTGATGTCAGGGAATCCTTTATCTAAATTCTCATCCTTACCTAGAAGCGTGCCTCTATTTGCACTGCCCTTCTTAGGTGCCGGGCTGTATCCAAAGAAAGCATTTCCTCTTACGTCAAAGTTGGTAGCACCAAGAGCTTCCTCTACTTGCTCCAGGGTCTTCCATTCTTTAGAAAATAAAGGTCGAGCTTCGCTCTGTTCTCCAATGTAAGGCTTACCCCTTACCTTTCTATTTAAGGCCCTTTGTCTCAGTGCGTTAACCTCATCAAAGAAATCTTTTTTCTTTAGTTTCTTTTTATTAATAGCATAATCAACCTCAGCCATATATGCTTTCAAGAAAGTCTGATTGCCTCGGTGATTCTCGTAAGCCTGTAACGCTACGACCCCTATACCGTCATCTACACTAGGATCATTTACCTTATTGTTTACGCTTGTATATACACCTGTACCTTTATCACTAAATGCCCAGCCAGCGCCACGCTCTGCATTCTCTGCTATGAACGGATAACCTGGGCCACCCTGCAATGGGATGTTAATACCACTATCAGGATCAATTCCGGTGTAAGTTCCTACCCTTGTTCGATCAGCAAAGAACGGGAACACCTTCTTACCTCTCAAGGATTCACGTGTAATTTGTTGTGAGTTAGGGTAATTAATTCCTCTTGATGCTCCTACTGCATTTGCTATATCATCTCCATCAAGCGATTCTACTGTAGCTGTTCCGTGTTCTGCTTCTGTTTCTAATGCAGCCTGCTCTGTAGTAACACCTGATTCAGTAGATGTATCTGACTTTTCAATCCTGACGGTAGGTACACCGATCCCAGTCTTCTTTGATCCAAGGGCTGTAACAGTGTACTCATCTCCTAGAACATCACTTACATATTCTTTGAGTTCCTTGGGTGTAAATCCTTTTTGAAAAGACCCAGTGCCAGTAATGATCGCTCCCTCTTCACTTGCGGGTTGTGCATTCTTTGTTGATAGCACGTCAGCTTTAGGACGAGTAGTAATAATTGCTTGGCCTCCGGGCTTAAGAACTCTACCAATGTCTCTTACAATGCCATCTCTTATATCTCTTGGTACAACGTTTAATGTATTGAGGTTAGTTACGTTGTCATATGATGAGCTAGGTATAGCTTCAGCATCTAAGAAGTTGGGTTCAAATCCACCCTGAGGAAATGGTTCAAAGGTATCAGCTTCTAGCACCTCACCTCCTATACCTAGTCCTGCACCGAAGTCCAATGTCACACCGTCCTTCAATAACTTCTTAACCTTTTGGTACGTAGCTTTTGTGTTAGCTCTTTGAGTTGTCTGAGCTCTCGTTGGATCTACTCCGGGTTCTACTTCTGACTGTAACTGTCTTGCTCCAACTGACCCAGGGTCACCCCTTCTTGCTTGTAGTACAGCCTTAGCTCTTTCGGCATTTTTCTTAATTCCTTCATAGCTTTTCTCTTGTCTAATTAACTCGGCCTCATACTCATCTATCTTTGTTAGGTTTACTTCATCGGGGAGTGATCTGTATTGTTCAAGTGAACGAGCTGATTTTTTCTCTTTCTCAATTATTCGTTCTAACTCTTCGTCAGTTAAACTTTCGTAGTATGCCTGTATCCTTTCTTGATTAGATAAAGTAGTATCTTCAAATCTGCTTTCAACCTTTTGATTCTGTATATCCTGAAATGTACCTACTTCAATAACTGGTTTTATAATCAATGAATCAACATCAGCATCCTTATCTCGTTGTAGAATCTCGACCGCTCTTGATCTAGCTTCCTCTTCTGTGGCCGCTGATATTGGCCCACTTTCTGTTTGTGGTTGACCCTCAAAGTCTAATCGTTGGTACTCAAATGTAAAAGGTGACTGCGCTTGTATAGTCTCATCAGCTACAGCTTCAGTTGCTTTACGTCCACTAAGTGGCTCTCCGCTCATTAGTCTATCAGCTCCACCAAGTACAGCGGTAGTACCACCACCGACAACTGATCCTACTACAAACTCATTGAAGCGATTGCCTAATTGATTTACTGTAAATTGTTCTCGATCAGTGTCGTATGTAGCTGCAGCTAGTCCATCTAGCAACTGTCCTTGTGCAGCTTCGGTCATACCCTCAAACGCTGCACCTCTAAGCACTTCTCCCTTCAGAGATTTGGTAATCTCACTTACCTCCGGAGCGCTCAATGTCCCCTTCTTGTTAAGGAAATTTAGTACCTTTTTCTTGAGGGGTTTCGGGACCACTTTACTGAGACCAGCGTACTCCATTATCGTACCAAGGGTCATATAGGATAATGATGAAACTGCAGTCTTGTCTTTTTCTTCTTCGGTAAAGTCAGCGTGCTTTTTCTTTAGCGTTCTCTCCGCATCCATTATGGCTTCAGTCTGCATTTGACCAGCCATAGTCAATCCACCACCGATAAGTCCACCCGCAACTGTACCTCCGGGGCCTGCTAAACTTCCTACTGCAGCACCTCCAACAGTAGCTGCTATGTTGACGGGCATTTGGCCAAAGCCTTTGGCTATTTGTCCTGGCAGTGATTCGGCAAAATCTCTATCAAGGCCTATCCGTTTGTCTACCTTTATAGAAAAGTCACGTATCTTTTCAGCATTACTCTGCAGCCCCTGGAGAAATTTATTATCAGGATCATCACCTAATGCTGTAGCTGTGGCTGATTGTAAACCAGCTGCTGTGTTTGCTATGGCCTGAACAGCTCCGGATCCAAGGCCTTTAATTATATCAACAGCAAGAGGATCATCAAAGTCAACATCAGTACTAATGCCTAATTGCTTTTGTGCAGCTGCAAACAAGTCCTCTTCCGAAGTTCCCTCCGGAACCTCAAATCTCATTATCCTTCCATCGGGAGCTTGAAATCGTGCAATCGGCATTATTCGTAACCTAAGAATTTAAGGCCAGATCCAGATCCAGATCCGGTGCTAAAGTATTCTGTGAAACCAGCTTGTTGGAATCCTGGGATTTTAGTAATACCCATACTCTCTAATTCTTCTAGAGATAAAACCTTATTAGTTCTCTTATCAACAATAACTTTTTTACCATCAACTTTTCTAACCTTCAAATCATCTTTTCGACCCCTAAGCGCTTCTTCAAACTTCTGTGGTGTACCTACAGTAAACCTATCTGCCTGAGCCTCTATTCGGGCCTTAGCTAATTCAGCTTTTTCTTTTTTATCAAGAACAAAGAATGTCTTATCAAGTGATTGCACTTCCTTCGGATCCATTACTTGAATAACGCTGTACACCTCGTCTGCTGTAATGTCCTTTACGTCATCAGCCTGAAACCCAAGGAACTCTAGCATATACGAGTTCTTGCCTTTAGCAATCTTCTCGGCAAACGCACGCTTATTCTTTTCCTCATCGCGATTAGCTTTGTATCCTTGTATAGCTTCACCAATGTTCTGGCCAAGCCTTCGCATACTGGCGCTGTCAATCTCAGCGGCACGTACGTAACCACTGTAATCCAATACTCCTAATCGTGGGTCAATTCCTTGTCCTAATCTTGTTCTCATAAATTATCCTCCAAACTTAAACATACCTAAAACATCACCAACTATTCCGCGTTTACTTGCACGATCCTGAGCGTCTATTTGAGCTTGTGCCATATTAGCTCCCTGTACGTTTTGTTGGTACGCTTGCTCTATTCCATAGCCCGGTGTTGGGTCAAAGATTGCTGGGAATGCTTGCGATACTGCGGGTGCTCCAGCGAGTAGTCCGCTACCTTGTCCAACAGCTGGCGATGTACCTAATAGATAGTTAGTGGCTGGCTGTGCTATTTGCTGAGCTTGTCCGAATGCTGTGCCAGTCAAACCAGATGCCTCTGATAATGCTTTCTGGCGCATCGTCTCATCCATTTGAGCTAGTTGGCCTTGTCTTCTAAACGCAGCGTCTTCTTGTGTCGCAATCTCTCCACGTAGTTGAGCTTGTCGGTCAAGTTCTTGCTGACGAAGTGACTCTTCTGTACCTAGGATTCCAGCTGTCATTTGAGCTTGAGTGCCCAATGCGGCTGTTGCTTCATCTCTTAAGCCCTTGTCAAAGGCCGCAATATCTCGCTGTGCTGAGGCTGCGTCCGCACGGCGTGTGGCGGCTTCACTTCTCAGTGACTCAGCTTCGGATAGTAAACCCTGTTGTTGCGCTTCCGCTGCAGCTCTCTCTAAGCGAGCTTCATCGCGTAATGCTGTATCAGCGTCAAGCACGGCTTGTTGTCGGCCTGCCGCTTCGGTGCGCATAGCTCGGTCAGCTGTAATCAAATCGCCAGTTTGTGCAACAGCGGACTCCTGTGTTCTCCTAGCTTCTGCTAGACGCTCTAGCTCTTGCTGAGCAATCTGCCCCTCCATAGTGGTTGCGGCGGCAAGGGAAGCCTGTTGTGCGGCTAATGTTTGATCAGCTATGTCTCCGGCTGTTAAACGGCCTTCTCGTAGTGCAAGTTCTTGGCGTGCTAACTCTTGGTCGGATAACATTCCTTCAATGCCTCTAGCTTCAGCGGCTGTACCTAATGCTAGTTGGTTTGCAGCGGCTTGTCTAGCTAGCTCTTGATCTGAGATTTGTCCCTCTAAAGTAGTTCCAGCGGATAATCCCGCACGTCTTGCATCAAGCGCCTGTGCTTGTTGTCTAAGTCGTTGGTCAGCAATCTGCCCTTCAATACCCATAGCTCCTTCTAGAGCTGCAGCTTCCGCAAATCTACCTTCTTGGATTAATGCTAAGCGCTGTGCATCAATATCACTTTCAACACCACGAGCTTGAGCCGCTGCTTGTGCTTGTGCTGTTAGTGCATCACTGCGTAAGCCTTGACCAGTAAGTCGAGCCTCCTGTAATAAAGCGGCTTCACGACTAGCTATGTCTCCTGCAACTCCACGTTGTGCTCCTAAAGCCCCTAACGCTAAATCAGAGGCTTGTCCTTGTTCGGCTAGTCTCTGAGAAGCCAATTGCTCCTCGATACTCAATCCTGTCTGTAAACCAAGTTGTTGTTGGGCTAGTTGCTGAGATGCTATATCGCCTTCGATTCCCCTAGCACTCGCTAGTGCTTGAGCTTCAGCTAACCGTCCTTGCTCAAGCAAGGCTAATCTCTGTGCGTCAATGTCACCTTCTATGCCACGAGCTCTATCAAATCCACCTGTCTCAAATCCAAGTGCTTGTTGTCTAAGTCTCTCGGCGTCAGTCTCCACATCAGTAGCAAATCCTGAGGCTTGCCTAAATGCAAGATCTTGAGCGGCTCTAGCTTCAGCACGTAGTGCGGCACGGGACTCCTCGCGGTTTAATAATTCAGCAGCTAACTGAGCTTGATCACCAATACGTCCAGTGCGTAGTCCTTGCTGTCGAGCAGCTTGTTCTGCCATACGTCGGCGTTGTGCTGATAATGGCCCTAGTGCATCAGCGGACAGTTGCCTTGCCTGCTGTGCAGAAAGTTGAGCTAGTTCACCAGCAGCTTGTCTAGCAGATGATGGCGTAGCAGCTTGTTGAAACAAGCCTTGACCGCGTTGCATCATATCCATAGCAGCAGCTTGTAACTGTTGCTTTTGTTCCGATGGAGCAGCTTGAGCTTGTGCAAATAGCCCTTGTGCTCGCTCTTGCATAGCACTAGCTTGATTGCGCAACTGTTGTTGCTCAGGAGAAACTTGACCAGCTGATTCAAATAGTTGTGATGCTTGATCTCTTAAATTTTGTATTTCAGGAGTTACTTGCCCTGCTTGAGCAAACATTTGATCTGCCCTATCACTGAGTGATTGAGCTCTAGTTAAAGCTTCTTGTTGCTGAGGAGTAACTTGTCCAGCTCTTTGCCTTAAAGCAGCGGACTCAGTATCGGCTTGTGTAAATAATTGATCTGAACGCGCTTGTAGATTTCTCGCTTCTTGCTGTAGCCGAAGTTTTTCTGCCGATGGTGCTGCCTCAGCTTGTGCAAATAGTTGTTGTGCACGAGCTTGAATCTGCGAGGCTTGGTCTCGTATAGCTTGTTGCTCTGGAGTCACATCTCCGGCTGTAGCCATTAACTGATCAGCTTGACCAAATAAAGCCTGAGATTGTCTTCGTAACTCTTCTTGTTCGGGAGTGACTCGTCCAGAGGCAGCAAACATTTGGTCAGCCCTTGCTGCTAGATCTTGGGCACGATTACGAAGGCCTTGTTGCTCTGGGCTTACAGCGCCAGCACCCTCAAACATAGCATCAGTACGAGCAGCAGCTGTTTGTTGGGCAGCACTAGGAACTCCAGCTGTATCAAATAAACCAGCGGCTTGATCCCGGATTCTTTGTTGCTCAGGGCTAATCGCTCCAGCTGCACCATACATAGTGTCAGCACGTTGAGCTTGCTCAAATGCCATTCTGCCTAACGCTGATCTTTCAGCATTTAATGTCGGATCCAATGCTTGTTGTTGCGCAATGTCAGCTAATTGCCCTAGCTCTCCACGACCTGCGGCTAAGGTTGGGTCAAGTGCCCTAGCTTGAGCAGTAAGCGCCGAACCCATTCCAAGGTCACCGAGTGCCTGAAGGTTTTGAAATTCTTGTGATTGACTAGGATCACGTGCAACTTGAGATGCTTCTACCGCAGCTCTCATATCCTCGCCCGCGAGGAAACCCATTTGTGCACGTCCTGCCACAGAGAATGGATCAGCCGCACGAGCCTCTGCTCCAGCGAGCATACCCTCCTGGCGGTCACGAAGACTCTTAAGTCTCTGAAGTTCTTCGTTCTGTGCTGGAGATCTGTCTTCTGCTTGTAATGCTTCTAGCTCTGAAATCCTTGCTTGGGACTGAGCCGCTATGTCTCCCATAGCTTGACGCTCAGCTGTAGGAGCTAGGTCATCAGCCCTAGCACGTGCCTTTGCGGCCATATCTGCGCTTGCATCAGCGAGTGCAGTTGATTGAGGATCCGCCTTGCGAAGTGCCTCTACCAGACCGGGGCCAAGATCTTCTAGGTCAGCAATGTCTCCCGTCCGCTTTGCTGTATCAACACGGTCTTGAAGGGCAGCCATACGGTCAGCTGCTTCATCAGCTAAATCTAATAAACCTGGCTGATCTGGCAACTCGTCCATCTGTTCGATGGATGCATTTACTTCTGCTAGTTCACCTTCAAGCTCAGCAATATTTTCAACCTGAGATCCTTTATTGTAATCCTCAAAGATAGCATCGTAGCGCTCCATATAGGATGTGTACTCAGGATTATCAACCATAGCAGAATCACCTACGGTCTTTCTACTATAAGTGCCTTCTCGTTGTTTTAACTCCTTCTGTGTAATCTTCTCAGGAGGAGGCTCTCCGATAAGGCCACTTATAACCTTCTTAATATCCTCTTCCGATGGTACCTCAGTACCGTTTTCAAGGGCAATCTTCTTGGCTTCAAGGCCTGATCGTTTCGCCAATGCAGATAAGTACGCCTGGGACTCCTTGGGCTTCATACCCTGGAGCATAGTCTGTGTTCTAGCTAGACTAACTGCGTCAAACTGCGGGCCAAAGATACGTTCAGCATCAAGCTGCTTGCCTACCAATTCTGGATCTGTGATAGCCGTCAAGTAGTCGCGCATTGATTCATTTACGTCAATGCGTTCTGGCTGTTCAATAACTGTTTTGCCTCCGCCTCCCATTATTTATTAAGAAATTTGTCGAATAAGCGATTGGGGAAATCTACCTTTTGTGGGTTAAATTGTCTCAATCTGTATCCAGTAAGTTTTTTGGTTAATACGTTTGGTTCCTTTTGTAAAAGTTTTTCTATTCCGCGCTTAATGTACTTGATGTTATCAGCAAAAAAATAAGCGAGAAGGATGGTATCTCCCTCTGGCTTATCTTCTTCCCAATTGCATATAAAATCCCATCCATCATCGTAATCACAATTATACCACATAAACACTCCTTTTACATTATTGTCTTCATCTTTCTCTACAATGATCGTCTTCTTTGCTATGTGATAAAAAATTATTGTCTGTATTGTCTCCTCCGTTTCGTTTCTAAATACCTTTCCGTTCTCTCTATCAATACAGTATTTCGTTATCTTTTGGACTTCATTTGGGACTCCGTACTTCTCTATATATCCTTGTACAAAGTTAGCGAGCATTACCTTCCTATTGCTATGAAATCATATTCGTGCCCGTTAGTTGTAAAGTGTGCTCTAAACTCAACGGCACTAGATGACTTTGATCGTATAACTAGATCAGCTGTGGGAGAAAGAGATGAATTTTTAAATATTAAGTTAATTGCATAACAGTGATTTGAGAAATTTCCTCCGTGATCTGAAAAGTTTATGGTTTGATTAATGCTACTACCGCTAGTAGTATGAGTCCCAAACTTAACGATAAAGCCATTTGAGAAAGTAATAGTGTTTGTATTGTTATCTATACTTGTGGGATTCATCAAAGAAGTCCCTAGCATAGTTACTACATTTGCCGCTGTTAATTCACTCGGCGCTGCAGATCCACCTGAGATATTGCCGAGCACTCGGTCATCTGCGATGTTTGCTATTTTGGCTAATGTTACATTTGAATCAAGGATCTTAGATGTAACAACTTTGTCCGCCCCAATTGACAACGCTCCCGCCTGCGTCATAGTTACGTCACCGCTTGGTGTTACGCTGTCGTATTGGCCGTCTGTCTGTTTTGATAAAATTGATGTAGTGCTATTTGCGGCTACATCAACTGTGCCTAAGAATGATGTCTTAGCAGCAGTAATACTTCCGTCAACAACGAATAAGTTCTTACCATTACTGTCCGCGTTGATGGTGGTTCCATCCACAGCGTTTGCGTTAAACACAGCGTCATCTACGTGAGCGTTAATGTTAGTTGAAGTTACTTGACTGGTTGCTCCGTAGGTTGTTCCTTTGTTTACTATTCCGGAACCAGATGCTGAAGGTACTGCCATATTAGTCTGCTTTTTCTACTGTTCTAAATGATTCAATACCATCGGTTTTGACTGCCCTTAGTTTAGGCCGACCGATAGTATTATTAATTGTAAATTGTACACCATATGCTCGTGGATTACCCAATCTGCCTCGAATTGATATGTCCTCTCCTTCTGCCAAATTGCTATTATTATTGAATCCATTAAGAGTGCCTACAGAAATAGTTCTGTCAAGGTTTTCTAATTGGGCAGATATGTCAAAATTTGATTGCCGTAATTCAGATGATTCAACGTGCATTTCAAATGATTTCCATTTCTTTCTATCAAGAGTACCAAGTGTGAATTGTCTAGTTGTTGCGGATCCAGCAACGGTTATGACGTTCTCTGAACCGCCGACCTCTAGTACAACTGAGTCATCTCCGGAATCACGAGCTTCAATGCGGTTAATCCCCCCAATATCGTTAGTGGTGTAAACTCCACGATCATCTTCCTCGCCAGCAACAAACATATTTGTTATATGAAAGTTGGCACTGTTGACTGTATCTACTGACTCCCATTGTTGGTTGAGTAAGTTGTATACTAAAATGGCGTTGTTCTGCGATGATGTATCTAACGGCACTGCAAGATAGTACCTATTATCAAAGTAAACCGCTTGCGCTTTATTTGCGTGCAAGGGGTTGATGCGATCAACTGTAGCCTGTATGGATTGGCTTAACGGAATTTCTGTTCCACGCAGCTTGTATTCCTCAATGAAGGTTACCCCATACACACCACTGTCTGAAAGGAACAGTACTTGATTTCCTATTTGCTGAACTGAATGACGGGCGATAAGCCCGATCTCATCGGTTAATAGCTTGTTGGTAGCATCCTTGATTACTGTTGTGTCTCCAACTAGGTGAATGCTATTTCTGTTAAATACCATTAATACATCTTCACTGAATGAGTGCAGTCCTACAATGTGGTCAGACTTACCAGCGTTGAATCGAAATTGATTGAAGATAGGATCATATGTATCACTGTCTAATATATCAGAGAAGATTAATTCATCTTGAATGTTTCTGTAAGTATAAGTATCGGCGCTAGCCGCTACCTTGTTCTTGTATGGAAGAACTAATCTTCTTTGATGGTAATGTCCAAACTCAGCGGCTGGCATATGTGAGTATCCACCTGACACTGATTGCGGTGACATAAATGCTGTATCTGTTTGATTGGTTACATTCTTGCTGTTTATTTTAAATGTAAATTCAGAACTCGATGCTGTTGCTACTTCAAATTCAGTGCCTTGAGTTATCCCGCTTCCTGATCCTGGATCAACGCATTCTACGGTATCTCCTTCACTCAATGTGTTACTTACAGTTGCGGTTGCAATGCCGTTGGTGATAGTAAATCCAGTAGGTGCTAGCAATGTTGGTTGTGTATATGTACCGCTTGCTACCTTGTCGAATGGTGTGGCAAACCCCGCGTCAGTAAGTGTAAGTGTACCTGGGTCAGTTGTTCCTGAGACAGTAAACTTAATAGTAGTATCGGTTACCGCAGTGATCGTGTGAGTCTTGTTGATTAACGTATCATCAATTGTGTTACTAGATATACCCGTGATTGTAACCTTGTCGCTGACTGCTAGGTAGTGGTTGTGGCTTGTGGTGACTGTTAAATCAAGATTATTGGTACCACCCTTAGATACTGCAGTAATCGGGCCAACGGACAATGGATTTTCTAGTGCAACCTCATCACCACGGAATATGAATACTTTGTTGAATGCTTGAATCATATCTACGGTAGAAGATACAGTTTGGGCACTTTCATATCCTATATCATATGCAATTTCGGTTTTTGTATTAACAGCAAACGCTTTTACGTTAGTTGCCATAACGATATAGTGATCAATCTCTGATGAGCTAACATTCGGGTTAGAGAATGGGCAAGCTCCATATAGTTGATTGACAGCAGCGTCATTGATTTCAGGAGGAGTGCCTGAGTCATCTAGATTAAATGGCAATGTTAAGGCTGTAGCCGATATAGCAACGGGTGACAGTAGGGTGTCGATGCCCTTTCGGACTTGCCACTGACCGTTAGTTCCCATACGGCCATTCTGTGAGTCAGCTAGAGTTCCGGGCTGTAACTGATCTGGGCGTAACCGATTGTTGAAGCCACTAAAGCTTCTATCCCCGTCCTCTTGAACGCGGTCATCGAGAGATCCGTATGACGAGTATCGTGGCATTAATTATATTTTACGTCTCTTAAATCCTACAGATCTAGAATCAAAGCGTCTCGGATCCAAAGCCTTGCGCTTGCTTTTGCTTTTACCCTTGAAGGTCTTTGTATCAACTGAGCGAAGCATTGGATTTTTCTTCTGAGTCTGGCGGAATACGTTGGACTTAAAAGGTGACTTGTATGAAGCCGCACTAGGTTTTGTTTTTTTCTTTTTCTCCTCAAGCTTTTTTATTTTCCTATCAATGTTTCTTTTAAATAAAGTAGAACTTTGATTAGTTACACGTTTTTTAAGATCCGCAATCTTATCGTTGATTTCTTTAATTTCTTCCTTGGAATTACTCTTTCGAGATCCGGCCGGAATGGATTCTGTTCCAGGTTTTCTTGCCATAATATTATATTGATTAAATTGTTAGCACTTCCATCTACGTAACGCTAATGCCTTACGAGTTGGTCTGCCCTTTGAGTCCTTCATTGGGCCTTTTACGCCTGACATTCTCGCGCAAAAAGATTTCTTCCGAGCCTTGTCTTTACCTTTTGGGTTTGATTTAGTAACCGGTGGCTTTAGATTAGCACCAGTCTTGCGCTTAAAGTAAGCACGTCCCGCAGCGGTAAGTCCGCCTTTCTTACTCTTGTGTTCCTTTCTCATCTACTCCTCTGTGTTTGTCAGTTATGTGACGCTCCTGAATAAGTATCTTGAGCTTCATATTAAGCCGAATCATATCATTATCCAGTGCTTGTATTTGTTTCTTTAGTTTACTGAGCGATCCTCCGCAGTCGCTAAGAGCTGGGTTTACAGTGTTAGTTACCCACTTCCAAATGTGCCAAACAAAAAATCCCAAGCCTATCAGTGCGATAAGTGAGAAACCAAATTTGGCTACTACGTCAGCCCAGTGTTGAAATTCATATCCGCTCATTAATCGTCCCTACAATCCTCCTTGCCCTCACTAGCTGCGATTCTAGTAAGATTGGGTTCGCAATTGAATGCACAGGAAAACTGTGTATCAATCTTTATAATGTCATTGTTCATATTGTCTACCTTGTTCTCAAGAGCAATCAATGATGATGAGAGCCCCAGGATACGGTCAGACACTTGCTTGAGTATGAACTTT